TTCCAACAGACGTGCCTATGGTAAACGTAGCATTGTCTGGTTCCGTGGATGGCGGACTTACACCCGGACTTACAGTCTTAGCGGGTCCATCCAAACATTTCAAAACTTCGTTTGCTTTGCTTATGGCTGGAGCATATATGAAAAAATATCCTGATTCAGTAATGTTATTTTATGATTCTGAATTTGGTTCACCTCAAGCTTACTTTGAACAATTTGATATTGATACATCACGTGTTCTTCATACGCCAATTACAAACGTAGAAGAACTCAAGTTTGATATGATTGGTCAGCTTGAAAATCTTGACCGTGGAGATAAAGTAATTGTTGTCATTGATAGTATTGGTAACCTTGCTTCGAAAAAAGAAATGGAAGACGCACTGAACGAAAAGTCAGTCGCTGACATGTCTCGAGCAAAAGCGTTAAAAGGTTTATTCCGTATGGCAACACCATATCTTGCAATGAAAGATATCCCTATGCTTGCGGTCAATCATACTTACAAAGAGATTGGGTTATTCCCTAAAGATATTGTTGGTGGTGGTACAGGCATTTATTATTCTGCTGACAACATTTGGATTCTAGGTAGACAACAAGATAAAAAAGGTACAGAAATCCAAGGCTATCACTTTGTTATTAATGTTGAGAAGAGTAGATATGTTAAAGAAAAGTCTAAAATTCCTATTACTGTTTCCTGGGACGGTGGTGTTCGCAGTTATTCTGGCCTGCTTGACGTGGCTCTTGCTGGTGGGTACGTTGTTAAGCCTTCCAATGGCTGGTATGCAACGGTTGATATGGAAACAGGTGAAATTGGTGGCAAGGTTAGGTATGATCAAACTTTAGAACACGAATTTTGGGAACCAGTTTTTGCAAATACTGATTTTAAAGAGTTTGTAAAAAAGCAATATTCAATTGGCCACAAAGAACAAGTATCAATGGATGAGATTGTAATTGAAGATGTTTAAAGAAAATACAGATTATGAATTTGTTCCAGCACCTAACACTGATGATGAAGCATGGTGTGTTAGAATTTTAACAGGACAATTTACTGAAACAGTCGTGCAATATGGCACTATTCGATTTAATGAAAATGATATTAATGAAGATGGAATGGAGATGTCTTTTAATTTTGATGTTATTGAAACTCCAGATCCAGAAGCATTTCCTGAAAATCCAGTATTACAAGAAGTTGTAGGTGATTTGCTTCTTCAAATTATCGAAAACGCTATAAGTAATAATGAATTAGTTTCAAAGGAAGTTGATGTCGACTAATATCGAACAAACAATTATTAAAAATATCATTACTAATGAAGAATTTATGAGAAAAGTCTTGCCGTTCATTCGGCCAGACTATTTTGAAGGTACATACCAAAAACTATTTAAAGAAGTTGGAAAGTTTGTAGGAAAATACAATAAGCTTCCAACAAGTGAATCATTTAAAATTGAATTAGATCAAAGTGATTCATTTAATGAAGAGCAATATCGTCACGCTGTTGAAATCATACCTCAACTTTTTGATGGTGAGACTGTAGACCAACAATGGTTGCTTGATACAACTGAAAAGTGGTGCCAAGATAGAGCATTATATAATGCCGTAATGGAATCAATCACAATTATTGATGGCAAACACCAGAACTTAACGAAAAATGCCTTACCGGATATACTTACGAAAGCGCTCGGAGTCTCGTTCGACACGAACATTGGTCACGACTATATTGAAAACTTTGAAGAGCGATATGAATTCTACCACCGAGATGAAGAAAGACTTCCTTTTGACCTTGACTATTTTAACAAAATTACGAAGGGAGGTCTCCCGAATAAAACTCTTAATATTTGCCTTGCTGGTACTGGGGTTGGTAAATCTTTGTTTATGTGTCATTGTGCTGCTTCAAATCTAGCAGACGGTAAAAACGTTTTATACCTTACAATGGAAATGGCAGAAGAACGTATAGCTGAACGTATTGATGCTAACTTACTTGATTTACCAATAGATCAAATCGCGAATTTAAGTAAAGATATGTTTGCAGATCGTGTACATGGACTATCAAAACGCACAAATGGTAAACTTATTATTAAAGAATATCCAACTGGCCAGGCCAATGCAGCACACTTCAGGTCACTGCTCAATGAGCTTAAATTAAAACGATCATTTGAACCACACATTATTTACATTGATTATCTAAATATCTGCGCTTCAAGTAGAATGAAAGGTATGGGAGGATCTATTAACTCTTATAACTATATTAAAGCTATTGCTGAAGAAATTCGTGGCTTGGCTGTAGAATTTGATGTCCCTATTGTCTCAGCAACACAAACTACACGTTCTGGTTATGGAAATTCAGACGTAGGTTTAGAAGATACATCTGAATCATTTGGATTACCAGCAACAGCTGATCTTATGTTTGCGTTGATTTCAACTGAAGAACTTGAAGGTATGGGTCAGATTGCTGTTAAACAATTAAAAAATAGATACAATGATCCAACATATAAAAAGAGATTTGTAATAGGAGTAGACCGATCTAAAATGAAACTATACGATGTGAATGAAGGTGAACAAACTTTAATTGATGACACACCAACATTTGATAAAACTGAAATTGGAAATAAATTCGAAGGATTTAAACTATGAATAGAAACTATAAGAAAACCAGCATTGGTCGTAGAAACATTAAAACATCTTCTATGAATAAAAGCAAACGTCGTAGTTATAAAAAATATCGTGGCCAGGGAAAATCTTAATGCATGCACGTCTCATCTCATACTCACAACCTTTTCCCCATATACACTCAGGTGAACCAGGAATCATGGGCCTCGACAACATCCAAGATCTCATCGCGTATTGTGCCCGTGTCTCCAACCCAAAGAACCAAGCTAACACCAAGACAACGGGAAAGCTACTTGACTACCTCATCGAACACAAGCACTGGTCACCGTTCGAAATGGCATCAGCCTGCATCGAAATCGAAACAACAAGAGATATTGCAAGACAACTCCTCCGTCATAGATCATTCTCATTCCAAGAGTTTTCTCAGCGGTATGCTGACATCCGCGATCTTGATGATTCTGTTGTAATTCGTAAAGCGCGTTTGCAGGATCCAAAGAATCGTCAAAATAGCATTATCCATGATGACGTAAGTCTACATCAGTCATGGGAAACACATCAGCGTTTAGTATGGAACGCTGCAATGAAAGCATATAATTGGGCAATTGAAAATGGAATCGCAAAAGAACAAGCAAGAGCAGTGCTCCCTGAAGGGAACACACCATCAAGACTATACGTCAATGGGACTATTCGAAGTTGGATTCACTACATTGAACTTCGTTCAGCAAACGGAACACAGCTTGAGCATATGGAACTCGCGAAAGCCGTGGCCGAAGCTATAGCTAGAATTTATCCTAAGGTTAAAGATTTTGTGGAGGATTAAATGGGAAGAAAACTAAGTACGTATTATTCTGAAATTGGTAAAGGCTATTGTGAAGTTCATATGGACTTTAAAGAAGAAATGGCATACATCAAATATTTTGATAATAACGGCAAGATGTTTTTTATTGAAGATTTTCCAGAAAAATCTATTCATTATGTAAATGATGCAGCTGAAAACTGGTGCATAGGCATAAAAAAATTAGAAAATATTGCATAAAATGGTTTACAATTGAAAAGAAATGTGGTAGTATAATTACAAGATAAAGGGTTATAAATACCAATGAAACGAATTGTAACTATAGCAAGTGGAATGTTAACTATGGCTGGACTTGGAACATTAGTTGTTGCATCGATGATGTCTTTACCTGAATTGGATCCAAAGGAACATGAGTGTTTAGCTTTAAACATTTACCATGAAGCTAGAGGAGAAAGAGTAGAAGGCCAGATTGGTGTTGCTCACGTAACATTAAATCGTGTTAATCATGAATCATGGCCTAATACTATTTGTGAAGTTGTTTATCAGAATAAACAATTTAGCTGGACTCATACCATTAAAGATCACACTCCGAATGAAGATAAATCATGGCAAAAAGCTAAAGTTATAGCCAGAGATGTTATGATTGGTAACGTTACAGATCCAACACATGGTGCTGAATTTTATCATGCTAACTATGTGAATCCGTATTGGGCAGATTCATATAACTTGACAAAGGTGATTGGGAATCATTTGTTCTATAGCATAGATTGATGATATACATGTATGTTACTCCTTGCGTGTCAGTATGTAAGATAGATAAAGAAACACGAACATGTTTAGGTTGTAAACGTACTATAGATGAAATTACACAATGGACTTCATACACAGATAATGAACGTATGGAAATAATGAAGAGATTAGGTTATGGCAAAAGAACACGAAATAGACGTAGTAGTAGATCTAAAAACTAACACATTTGAATTGGCAAATAAAATAGATTATAAGTTTAATGAAGGAGCTCTAATTGAAGAGTTCAAAGCATATATTGATAGCACATATGGTCAACACTATGCTAAAGATAAATTTCAAGCAACTGAATTTATTATTGACGGAGGTCATGGCACTGGCTTTTGTATCGGTAACGTATTGAAGTACGCACAACGTTACGGTAAAAAAGGTACTCGTGCAGATGCCCGTAAAGACTTAATGAAAGTGTTACACTATGCTTTGATTCAGTTATATGTTCATGACGAAGAGCTGTAACAAAAAAGTCACACTTAAATAAAATCAGTTTAGCCTATTTACATTTTTGCGTAAATGTGGTTAAATATACTCGTGGACGTTATAACGTTTATATGGACTCCGGGGCGGTACCGGACGCCTCCACCATAAACACATTTAGATAAGTGTGTTTTTATGGGGGCGAAATAGGTTTCGACATATGGGCCAGTCTACAAAACACAAATGCAAACGATAACTTTGCACCATCTGGTTTTGCTCTAGCAGCATAAACACAGGGAGCTGGCCACTTGCTTAGCAACAGAAAAGTGGCACTTTAATTTTTTAAACAAGGGAAAATAAAATGAAAATCGCAGCAATCGCAGCAGCAGCACTTATTACAACAACAGCCGCAGTATCAGCAGCAGAAATCGGCGCAACAGGCATTTCAATTGGCGCGGAACTAGAAAATCGTTACAATGTAGACACTGAAACAATGACATCAACATTGACACCAGGTCTTGGCTATGACATCGCTGGTTTTGGCGTTTCTGCCGAAATGGACTTCGTTCTATACAACGATGAGTTCACACTAAACAATGATGAACTACCAACTCTAGACTTAGGTGTAGAATATGGTCTAGGTCTTATGGGTCTAACATCAACAGCATTTGTTGAAACAGGCTACAACTTTGAGACAGAAGACATGTCAGACGTAGAAGTTGGCATTAGCTTTAAGTTCTAATTACTATATAAATAAAGTATATCGGGTCGTTCCGTAATGGACGCGCGGGGAGCCACGGTTAGCTCCCCTTTTTATAAGGAGAACTGATATGCTATTTACTGCAGCAATAATGCTGTGCTTACAAGACGAACCTCATACATATGAAAATTGTCAAATAATAAACGCAGAATGGAAATATCCCAGTGAAGAAATTTGTTGGGCAGCTATAAATGGAAAATTAGCTACAATGGTTAATGCTCCAGAACTAATGAGAAAATATAAAGTTACTGATGCAAAATGCATTTCTTGGATTGAGAAAAAACAAGAATTATAAATAGATATTATCTGATTGATTGACTGTTTACTTTGTTATTAAAATAATATGTTAACATAATAACGAGGTATAATATGTTAAAAAAACTAGGATTACTAGTAACATTGATTTTTGTTGCTAATTTATCGTTTGCTCAAGAGGAAGCAGCGACTACTACAGATAACACAATAGTTACAGAAAACTATAATGAGAGTGTTATTGATTCAAATACTAATTCAAATACTAAAGTTGAATCACCTCCACCATCTGCAATATCACCATCAATTAACACGTCCAATTCTGACTTATGTACAGTTGGAGTTGCTGGTGCTGTGCAAACACAAATTTTAGGTATCTCAGCGGGTAAAACTGTAAGAGATATGAATTGTGAAAAATTAAAAAATGCAAAAACTTTATACGATATGGGTATGAAGGTTGCAGCAGTGTCTGTAATGTGTCAAGATGAAAGAGTCTTTGATGCTATGATGAATGCTGGTACACCTTGTCCATATGATGGATTAATTGGAAGTGAAGCAAAAGCTGCATGGATGGCGAATAAAGAAGAGCAGCCAAAAAAGAATGTAAGTAAAAACCCCTTTAAAAATATGGATAAAGATGATAAATCGACTGTTTACGGCATTGGTGCTGTGGGTAGCCTCCTTCTCTTATTGCTACTCTGATATAACATATGGCGTTTCACCTAATGCCGCAGCCCAAGGTTTAAATTGGTCTATGGGTACAGTTGTCCCTGATGCTTCTCAGCCTTGGGTGACATTAGAAATTGGCGGATTAGCTTATCGTTATAGAATAGAAAAAGATCCAAACACCGATGGCAAAGTTCATATTAGAAATGAAGATCCAGTAAATGGAGGATACGTTTTTGAAGAGACTGATGATTGGTCCGGCTCTCCTGGTGGTGCTATTCAAAAGTATTTTAGATTTCCTTATACAGATTCAACAAGATGGGGAGATGGTGAAATTGCTGTAGAAGGAGATGGGACAATAAGTGATGCAATAGTAACTTATAATTATAAGTTAGATATTAATGATCAGCTAATGATATGTTCTATATCTCCATTACTAGATCCAGCTTGCCCTGGATTTCAAGACGCATTATATAAATACTTACAGTCAATGGAACAACCTAGTATTGACGATCCTTTTTATGATGAATGGGTTCAAGCTCAATTAAATAAAGAAGTTGATCTTGAAGAAGAAACCGATATTGAAGAAAAAAAAGAAAGTGAAGAAGATTTAGAAAAAGAGTTAGGCGGTCAGAATACATTAGACGCTCTTGCTGGACCTGATCAAGATGGAATTTTAATTCAACTTGCTCAAGTTCAAAAAATTGAATCATATTATAAAGTAGAAATTCAGGGTGGTTCATATGATGAAACCATAAAACTTGAAGACACAAACATCCCTGATAATAAAAGAGCATTGAGTAATTTAGCATCTGATGCTAAACATAAAGAAATGGTGCGCTCTCAATATGATTAGAACAAGGAGATAAAAATGTTCAAATCTATAACAACCCTCGGCGCTGTGTTGTTGGCTACTGCATCTTTTGCAAACGAATCGCCGATTTCTGGAAATGTTTCATCAAAATGCTCAGTGTATACTGATGTTGCGGGTGTATATGGTAACCCTAATCCAGATGAACTTAGCACTTTACCAGCAGATGGTGGTGTACATCCAATTATTCGTTATGATGTATCCATTGCTGATTATTATAAAGCTAAAATTTCGTGGCCAACATCTTTTACAACTGCACCAACACTAACTGACTCATTAACATGGGACGGTGAAGTGGAAGTTTCAGCTGTATCAGATGCAACAGGTATGACTGGATACGAAACAGCAAAAGTTGAATATGATAATCATACCGAATATGATTTAACAGCAGCAGGAACAACTTGGTTTAAAGTAACATCAAACGTTACTTATGGTGTTGATAAATCTTTGCCTGGCGGTGAATATAAAGCAAACGTTGTTGCTCTTTGCATCGCTAAATAAAAGGCTTAATTTATTATGATAAGATTAATATTAGCTGCAGCACTTTTTACATCTAGTGCTGCAGCCCATGAATTGACACCTACATATCCAGAATTAGTTCCTTCTTATGTAACTGGTGTCAGTATGACAAGAATGCATCTTTGGAATAGAAGAAATGATGTTGAATATTATGAAATAGAAGTTTTTGATGAAGAGTTTAATGGTCTTCCATTTGCATCTGCAGATAGAATTATTAAAGTTGGTTATCTTGAACATAAAACTTTTGAAGTGTATATACGTGAAGCGGATTTAATTAAAGTAAAATATATTTGCACAAGTTCTAAGCAATTAAAAGAAGATGTATTA